GTCGGAGGTCGGGAAGTTCAGCGCATTGCCGGAGTCGGTCGAGATGATCTCGGCGACTTCGCGCATTGCGCCGTAGGCTTTGAGCTTCTCGATCACCATTGCGGCGATTTCAGCCGGGACGGTGTAGCCGCCTTCTGCTGCGGTGGTGGTCGACATGGCGTTGCGGATGGCGACGGCCTGCTCGGCGGACACGTTGTTGCCGTGGCGCATGTACAGGGCAACAGCCACCAGTGCGTCGATGGTCGTGCCTTCGTCCTTCTTCGCCGGGGCGGCATTGAAGAACTGATCGGCTTCCAGTTCGCGCATTTTCTCAGCGGCCTTGATCTGGTTCTTGATCAGTTCGATTTCGCTGGTGTAGCCGTCAAACTTGGCCTGCTCTTCGTTCGTCCAGGTCTGGTCGCCCTTTTCGGCGAGCAGGTGGTTGGCGGAATTGGCGAGGGTAGCAATCTTCTCGCGCATGGGCTGAATATTACTCATAGTGATTCTCCATAAAAAAAGCCACCCGAAGGCGGCTATAAGGTGAGGTATCCGACCCCGGCGGTTTACTGCGCGAGAAGCGCCTATAAAGCTGTTGAAAGTTTGAGTCTGTTGGCGTTGGCTACGGACATAAAAAAGCCCACCGAGGCGGGCTGTTCCGGGTCTTGTTTCTGTTCAGGTTCGAGCAAGGCCTTGGGCGCCTTGGAAAAGGCTGCGAGGTTCCAGGTGTTCTGCGCGGCCTGGCTGCCGGCGATGCGGTCGACGAATCCATGCGCCACGGATTCTTCTGCGTTGAACCATGTTTCTGCGTCCATCATTGCGACTACTTCAGCCGCGTCCTTGCCTGTCTTCGCGGTGTAGTCGGCGATGATCGAACCCTCGACCTTTTCCAGCAGGTCGGCGGTTTCGCGCAGGTCTGTCTTGTCTCCCCACGCCATGCCGCTTGCGTTGTGGATCATGAAAAACGCACCTTCTGAAATCTCGACCTCGTTGCATGCCAGCGCAATGCTGGTAGCAGCCGACGCGCACAGGCTGTCGATGTGGGCGATGGTCTTGCCGGGGAACCGCTGCAGGGCAGCCATGATCGCGCGCCCCTCGAACACGTCGCCGCCGGGGGAGTTGATGTAGACGTGCAAAACATCAGATCCGGACGCCTGCGCCACGGCGTCGATCACGCTCAGGGCGGAAACACCCCAGTAGCGGTCGATCACGTCGTAAATATAGAGCTTGGCCTCGCCCTCATTGCGCACCAGATTGGCGGGTCGGCGCGGGCTGTCCTGGTTGTCGCGGTATAGCTGGATGATCTGCTTCATTGTGCGGCTCCATCTGGTTGCGCAATGCTGCGCGGGTCGAATATCTCGGCAGCGGCGCCGCCCAGCGGGGCAAGCCCCTTGCTCTTGCGTACTTCGTCAACCGTCATCCATCCCTGACCCGCGCCAGGCCCGCCCAATGCTGCGCGGTTGTATGCTGCCTGGGCTGCGCTGTCGCCTTCGATTAGGGCGTCGCGGTCGAACTGGACGAACTTGCCAACGTCGCGCGGGAATAGCTTGCGGTTGAGTTCCTGTTCGATGCGCACCAAATGCGGCTGCAGGGTGTAGGTCACGAAGCCGCGCGACATGGACTCGATGCCGCTACCCCATGAGGTGCTGGCGCTTGTCTCGCCGATCATGTGCGGCGGCACGCCGAATGCGCGGGCGATGTCGATCACCTGGAATTTGCGTGCTTCCAGCAGTTGCGCATCCTCTGCCGACAGGCTCAATTCGTGGGCCTTGATCCCCTCGGTCAGCACCAGCGGGAACTTGTGCGCGTTGTCAAGGCCGGAATACTTGCGGGCGAACGCCTGCTGCATGGCGGTTATCTGGTCTGGACTCATCACGCCAGGCGCTTCCAGCGAGATCGACGGATGAGCGCCGTTGGAGAAGAACTTGCCGCTGTATTCGTCCATTGCCAGTGCGTTTCCGACGGCGGCGCGGGCAGCGTGTGAAATCACCGACATCGAACGGATGCCGTCAAAGCCGAATCCTGGAAAGTGGAATATCTCGGATGCGTCCAGCCAGGTGCGGATGCCCATCTCGGGCCAGTTGACGAAGTAACGAACCATTCCATTCGTCTGCAGTTCCGGCGTCACCGCAGACCACGGCAGCGGCAAGAACTCGCGGATGTTGTTGCTGATACCGCGCCGAATCCAGGTGTAGCCGTCTCCGCGCAGGAGCTGCGCCATGCTGACGCCCTCCCAATGCGAGGCTGCGGTGTACTGCTGGCACGGCTGTTCGTTGAGCTTGTACCAGAGATCGTCTTTCGGCAGCTTGACGCGCTCGTCTCCGTCTGTGCGGTAGACGTTGATCGGCAGTGTCGCAATGGCGCCGGCAACCTTCTGCACGCAAGCGAACACAGCGGCGACGCGCATCGCCGAAGTCGCCGTGACGGCAAGACCGGAGGCCGACGGAACAACACCGAACGCCTCCATCACGTCCTGGCTGTAGGTGGCGTTGCTGACTTGCGGGCGTGACTCGGCCCCGCCGCGCTTGAACCAACTGGCGAACGGATTAAACACGCTCACCCGTTTCGGTTATAAACGTTTCATCTGTATTCATCTGTATTCATCCGGGTTTATCTAGGTTTATCTGCATATATGCACACAAACCCCTTGCATTGCGGGCAGATATGCGCTAGTATTTGTTCATGGATGCGGAAACGAAAACCTGTTCTAAGTGCGGCGAGGTCAAGCCGGTTGATGCTTTTAGCATCAGAAATTGCGTGTGCAAATCGTGCAAGTCAGACAATTCAAAAGCTTATTACCATGCAAACCGAGAAAAATGTTTGGCTGAGCAGAAGGCTTATAAAGAACAAAACCGCGCAAAGTATCTTGCAAGATCAAAGTCTTGCTATGAAAGAAACCGCGAAAAGTGTTTAGCCAGTCAAAGAGCCTGGAAAAAAGCAAATCCAGAAAAGATTCTGCAAAGCAATAGGGCTTGGCGAAAAGCAAATCCAGAAAAAGCACGCGCGTGCTCAAAAGCATGGCGCGATGAAAATCCTGAAAAGGTGCGTGCCAGGCAACAGGCTTGGCGCGATGAAAATCCTGAAAAGGTGCGTGCTTCTAGCAAAGACAGAAATAAAAAACTCACATACGGTTATGTAAAAAACCTAATCACGGTAGGAACACCGATCAAAGAAGTACCGCAATCCCTTATCGACCTGAAGCGCGTGCAGGTTCAAATCACGCGCAAACTTAAGGAAGTGAAAAAATGACCACTATTACCGAAGTTCGTGACGACCTTATCAACGTATTCAACGGCCTGCGCGATGGCACAATGGAAGCCAAAGATGCAGTAGAAATCAACAACACAGCCGGAAAGATCATCCACACGGCCAAGGTGCAACTCGCCTACCACGCACTGCGCGGCGAACGTCCTGAAATCCCATTCCTTGATTCGTACCCAACTACCAAAACGCTCGAACACAACGAGCAGCCTGCGCTTACGGCATGAACGCCACTGAGCTAATCGAACTGCGCAAGCGTTTCGGCTGGTCACAGTCCGAAGCGGCCTTGCGGCTGGGGTGCAGCAAGCGGTCCATCACCAATTGGGAGAAAGGTATCAACCCTATCCCGGTTTCGATTGCGCTTGCTGCTTCCGCTGTCTGCATGAACCTGCCGAAGTACGGAAAGCCACCCGACTAATCCAGTTCAACGAAGCCTTGAGTGATGTTCTTTGTTTCTGGTTCCGTCTGCGAGGTGGCGCAGCCAACAGCCATCGCCAGCGCGACCATTCCATCAATGCGCCCGCGCTGGTGCTTCTTGTCGAATTTCCGTGCGCCTGAATCGCCAATTACTTTTGCATTGGCACAGCACATATTTAGAATCGGGTGGCCCCCGTGGCGAAGCTGGCCGTTAAGCAGCCGAACTTCCAAATCACGTAATGCCGGGGTCATGCTTGCCGTTCCCTGGCCGAACTCGACAAACTTTTCCAGTTCTGAATCATCGAACCCGGCTTTAATCAGCCACGGCGTGAGAAACTTCATGTTGTAGCGGTCAAACGCGAGCACCTGCACATCGAATGAGTCGAAGAACCCGCGCAAGTATTCCGCTACGAATTCATATTCAATAGCCCTGCCTGGGGTGGTGTGCAAAAATCCTTGCTTTTCCCATAGGTCGTAAGGCACTTTATCCTTGCGAGACTTTTCGGCCAGCCCGTGCTTAGGCAGCCAGAAGCTGGAATGCACGCCGCCCGCTTCATCAACAGCCACAAGAGCTGTCAGGTCGCTGACGCTCGATAGGTCTAAGCCTGCCCACACTTTCAAGCCCTTCGCATCGCCTGGCGCACCAGCATTTGACTCCCACACCGAACGCGACACGAACGGAGCAACCGCCTCAACACGCTGGTTCAATACCAGGTTACGGAACTCCGGCTCGTTGGCTGGCATCGCCATCGCGGCTTTACATTGCTTTTCAACGTCATCAAGTGAACGGAATATCCCGAGCGCCGGATTCGCCGCCGCCCATGCTTTCTTGTCGTCCAGTTCGCAATCTTCAGGGGCCGCGTAAACGTGGCACACCACGCGCGGATCGGGCGCGTTCTTCTGCGAATCAATCCAGGTTGAGAACAAATCAGCGTCTGTCGGCGCTTGGGTGCTGATAGCGATCAACAGCGGGTTTGTGTACGCGCCCTGTGCCGACGTGATGGCTGTAATGAATTTGTCCGTCGGCCCGACTACCTGGCCGACCTCATCCAAGATTGCAAGGATGGGCGACAGGCCGTGCGCGGTCTTGCCTTCCGCTGCCAATGCCCGATACAAAACATTCTTGCGCAGCCCTATCAGCCGCTTGCCGCTGGGCTGAACCCGCGCCAGCTTGGATAAAACAGGCGACATTTCGATCATCTTGCGCGCCAGCTCAAAGACCACGGCCGCCTGATCTTTCGATTGCGCCCCGGAGATGATCTGCGAGTTTTCTACAGCCTCCGGCCCGACAAGATGCGCCAGCAACAACGAGCCAATCAGCGCGGTCTTGCCGTTCTTGCGGCCTATGCTCAGATAGGCGCTATGCGTTCCATAAGGCGAGTCGTAAATTTCCAGAATAAACTTCTTCTGGAAAGGTTCGAGCCGTAGCGGTTGCCCGATCTTGTCACCCTCTGGAACTAGCAGGTATTTCTCGCAGAAGGCAATTACATTTTCGCCTCGCGTTAATTTCTTGCGCGCAGCCATTACGCAAGCAGCCCATCTTCCTCAAGCTCTTTTTTGATCTTGGAAGATTGCCGCTCAATCATCCGGCGTCCTGTTTCGTTCCTGGCATCACCGGCAATCCTGCCGCCCATGCGAAGGGTACGCATCAGCGCCATTTCGCGTCGGGCGTATTGTTCAAGCACAGACACGCGAGGATTCACAACCATCGTGCCTTTGTCATTCGCAACAACAGACCCCTGCGCATCAAGAAAAGCCTGCTCAACTTCAATATCATGCAGGCAGCGGGCAAGCTGACCGGCAATCACCAAATCAGTCTCCGTCCATTCGTCCCTCGCGCGCGCGCGCACAACCCCATCCCAAAACACTTCGTCACCAGCGCGAAGCCGAACATGCGCCGGCGGCTTCAACACTCCTTTGGATGCGTCAATCATCGCTTTAACCGCGCTGGCTGCGGATGTTGCTCTGGTTCTTTTCATGGCGAGTTGTGTGTTAGCGTTAAAAGACGGATACCTCGCCGGTCCCGGAGCGAAAAGGGTTGAGACTTTTCTCCCGCCCCCCGCTATTTGTACCAGTGATGGTTCCTATCCACAGGCAGGCC